CCTGTGCTTTCCTTTAGTCTTAAGGTAAAATATTATTCCTGTGATATTATTTTTATCTATTGCTTCAAACAGTTTGCCTTCTACAAAGTCTAAGCTTACATTAAGCAGTTCTTTTACTTTAGCATCATACTCTTCATCTTCACGCATCCACTTATAGGGTGTAGTCCTATCTACTCCTATCTTTTTAGCTGCCTGAGACATAATGCCCATACTTTTTTCAAGTGCCTCTAAGAATTGCTCCTTTTTTATGTGTTGATTTTGTTGTCTTAAATTGTTTTCGGACTCTTCCACGCTTGACTGTATTTATGTTCTTTTATATTTAACGCATCGAATACACCTTCTTTATATAGAAGATCTACCTCTGCTTTACTTGCACCTATAGACTTCATAATATACTCTTTAGATACTTCGTGCTTATCTACTAATACTCTTATTATCTCGTGCATCTTAATAGCTATGTGATTACCTTTTGCTCTATTAATTCTAATAGTCAATAGCATTCTTTCTGCTTCGGTTAGATCCATAACAACGCAAGGTACTTTATTGTTGTATTTTTCTTTTAGCTTCGTGCTACTTCTTGACAAGAAACTTCTATGGTAACCATCTATTATTGTTTTGTCTTTATTTATTAGTATCGGCTGAATCCAACCATTGGTCAATATACTAAGTTCTAATAAATTCAATTCTTTATTCAGTACTACATTAGGGTTGTAATCATTTGCATTTAACTCATCTACATTTACCCATTGTATATTACTTATTGGATCTTCTTTAAACATTATGATCTTTATTTAGTATTGTGAAATCGTGTCTATAAACAGGTGGATATTGTTTTCCCTGTTCTACTTCTTTAAAATATTTTTCTACCGCATACTTGTTTCTTCTTATACTGTGATGCATCATATGACATCTCCAACAAAGTGGTTCTAATACATCATTTACTTTTTTTAATTCCTCATCTGTTATTTGTATTGGAAATCTATTGAAAACTTCTTCTAAGGTATATAACGTAACATCATAATCTTCATTATGCAACTGTATAATTCCTTCCGTTTGATTACATCTATTACATTTTTTAGGATTAGAAATCCAACCCATTTCTTTTGCTTTGTTTGTAAATTTAAGTGATCTAGTTCTTTCTTGTGGTGTCCATTTTTTGTAACTTTTCATATAGTTTTGTTTTAAAGTTCTCTTATTACATAACATATTCCATTTCTCTGTGATCTAATTTCAAAACCTTCTTTTAGATACTTAGGTAAACTCATATCCGTACAATAAGCTGTTATTCTTTTTACTTGTTCATTACTTAAGGTAAGAAATATTCTTTCATTCCACAAATCAGTATAGATCTTTCTTCCTCTAAATTTCTTATCTACAAAGTCAGTCTTATATCTCAAATGATTATCTGTTATATAACACCAACCTACTACTGCCACAGGGTTTCCTTCAATTTCAGCAATTAGATAATTTGTCTTTGTTTTATTTTCTTTGTCAATAGCAACTCTTTCTTTAACTAAAGCCTTTGCAAATTTTCTATATACCTTACTATGCTCTGAGACTAATATCTTCATATTCAAAATAAGATTCTTTTTGATCAGGTGTTGGTATAAATGATCTCTTATAATCCCCACCTATTACCTTCTTAAAAACATATAGTGCAGGATACCCTCCAAAAATATTGTTTTTATCTGTATTATTTGCTCTAGTTTTTCTAGATCGTGATACTGCATACATAGCCTTATTGCGTTGATATTCATCGTCTATGTTCTCTTCTATATATAATAGTATCGCTCCCCAACAATCTCCTGCCTTCTCCTTGTATTGATATGCTATCTTTTCAGAAGAGCCTTTTATAACATCCTTATAATACCTAGCCTGTATCTCTACCTCAGGGAAAATATTTATAATTTGATTATATAAGATAGGATCTAATGTCTTAACCTTATGCAAATTCTTAGCTGCTTCTGCGTGTAAAACAGTAGCTACCCTTAATGAATCCTTATTAAAGATCTGCATATCATATACCTGACAATAGTCTATCTTTTTATCATAAAAATACTTAAAGACATCGTTTTGACTCCAATCATAAATAGGCTTACCAATAGTACCATTTTTCATATGCGGGTTCTTGGTTAGGTAAGATACTTTACTCATAGTAATTCCTGCAAATCTCATTAAACTTTCATCTGCTCTTATCCCTACCATAGTACAACACCTTCTATTATTCTCAAACACCAAATGATCAAAATTATATTGATTATATATTCCCTTAACAGTTATACCACATTCAGGTTTAGGAACTACCCACTCTCTGTTTTCATCCCATTGTATATATTTTTCCTTTTTGCCTAATATATAAATCTCACTTTCTAACTGAGTAGTATAGTATTTGAAATTGTATCTAGGATTATCTACAAATGTCAATACAAATTCCCTGACAAAAGAATTAATCATTTCCTCATCTCTAAAAACTACATTTATTTTATCTGTAATTTTTTCACGATCAAAGTACTCTTCTACTAATTTTAGCATCAGTAAACTGTCTTTACCTCCTGAGAAACTTACCCAAACCTCATCGTGTCCATTATATATCCTTTCTATTCGATCTAAAGCAGCTTCATATACATTTTGATCTAAGTAAACTAAATCCTCCTTACTTGCCATCTATGAACTTTAAAATCATTTTGCTCTCGGTCATATTGTTTTCATCATATACCTCAGCTATATAACGCAAAACTCTTTCGCTCACATTTTCGTGTTCTGAAAATTTGTTTTTCAATCTTTTAAGGAAAGCATACCATATATCCATTTCTTCTTCATTGCTAAAATATATCGTAAAGTCATTAAACTTTTCATCTGTAACTCCTTTAATGCTTTCAGTATCCTCTTCCTTGTTAAATAAGCTAGGATCTAAATCTAAACCCCAAGTATCAAGATCCAATACATCATATTCATTTGCAATAGTATCCCACTCCCACTCTCCATAGTTCAAATTATCCTTTACAACAAATTCTTTCTTTTGTTCCTCTGTCCAATTATCAGCTATCATAATATCTACTTCCTTAAGACCTGCTTCCTTACAGGCTCTTAATCTCATATTACCGCCAATAACAATCATATTTTCATCTACGACTATTGGTCTTTTCTCTAGCATTTCAGGGAAGTCTTTAATTGACTTGACTAATTTCTGAAATTTAAAATCCTTTATTATTCTAGGATTATTAGGATTAGGCTTTACTTTTGAAACGTCTATCTTCATAAAAATTAATTTTATATTTTTTCTTAAAATTATACAAATTTATTATCATATCCATATACGCATCTCTTCCATTACAACCTACTAGTAAATTAGAACAAGTATATGCTTTCTCTTCAAAATACTTTATATCAAATTCTTTATGTTTTGCTATTCTCGCCAAAGCAATTACAAATGTTGATCTGTTATAAAATTTATAAAATGGTTTTAATCTTTTTACCGAAGATAATATTTCATCTGCAAAATCAAAGTAAGTGTTTTTTAATCTACCATCTTTAAATAATTCAGTACTCCCTGCTGTAGTTAATTCTACTAAAGTAGATAAGGAAAAACAGCTGTGCTTTTCATATAGCTTTTGAAATCCTAAATAGTTTTCATTACCAATAACTAATTGAGTGTCTAAATAATTCTTTAAAGACCAATTTAATCCTTTTTGCAAATTAATTAAGCTTTTTAACTGCACCTCTTTACTTTCTTTCTTTGTGCTGTAGAAAAACTGAAAAGGAATATTTAAGATCTTACACGCTGTAAATCTATGCTGACCTTCTAATATTTCGTTTTTATTACTCACCTTAAATGGTATCTGCTGTCCATTCTTTTTTAACTCTTTTACAAAATAATCAACGTGAGACTTTTTAATTTCTCTGTTTTCTTTTAATAGTGTGAAAGAATTGTAATCTTTTGTTTCATAAATTGTGTTTACTTGTTTCATAATTGTAGTTTTAAATTGTTGTTTTAAATTAAAGTTTTATCCATCATATATATTAACACCTCTGACACCCAAGCGTCATTAGAATCAATAAGTTTTTTAGCTAATAGCTTTTTACTACTTTCCGTATTGCTCTTTTGTATTATTTCATTAAAATACACATTCAACTTTTTGTTATACGTTGAGTAAATCTCGTAGTTTTTGTGAGCGTGTACTGCTGTTGAGTGATCATAATCTTTACCATTCGATCTAAAAAAATCTTTTATAGAATAATATGTCATATTTTCCATCTCTCTTAATATATAAACTAATAAGGATCTTACCTCTACAACCTCTCTCTTCCTTGTGTTTTCATATACATTAATTCCTGTTATGTTTTTCAATAAATTTCCAATTTTATTAGCATATATCATTTTATCATTCATAGTGTTTCCCATAATAAATATTCGTTTAAGTCTTTATCTTTATTTTCTACATACTCTTTAATAGCCTTCTCACATTTTTGCTCCCCACTAAAATAAAAATCTTCTGAAACATCACAAACTTTAGGAACTAGCGTGTCTTTATCTATAGCTATAAAAAGAAAGTCTTTCGGATCTACTCCAAATAATTGACAATATATATAACATTGCAAATCATAAGAAAAATTATAAGCTGAGTGCCTGAAGTTTTTTATATTCGTTGTAGTTTTTAAATCTATAATAGCACCATTTTTAGTAATTATATCTGCCTTACCTCTAAAGGGCATCCCCATAACCTCTCCTGCTATAGGAACTTCCGTTTGTGCTTTGTTCAAATATGAAACTAAATTGCTATTCTTTAAAAAAGCATCTGCCAATCTTTCTGCGTCTTTTTTCTCTTGTGCAGTAAATACTTTAACCAATGGATTCCCTTCGTATTCTTTTAATGCAGCTTTAAACTCTACTGTATTTTTTGCTTTAACTTTTGTAAAATGCTGTCTTTCGTAAACGTCAGGCTCCAATATAGCAGTATGAAATAACCACCCATCTCTCAAAGGCTGTGATTCTTTTTGTCCATACTTTTGTATATAATAAAACTTTTTATATGAATCTAA